CCTCGAAGTCGGCCGCCGCCGACGGCCTGACCTGGGTCGAGTTCGGCGACCTGATGCTGGCCCTGCTCCGCCTGGTCGTGACCGCCCTCGACACGGTCGGCTCCATGAACGGCGCGGAGAAGAAGGCCCTGGCCCTCGAGGCCGTGGCCCACCTGTTCGACGCGGTGGCCGACCAGGCCGTCCCCGCCGTCGTCTACCCGCTCTGGCTGATCGCCCGGCCGGCCGTCCGGTCGCTGGTCCTGGCCCTGGCCTCCGGGGCGATCGAACAGCTGCTGCCACTCGTGAGGGCCTGACCATGGATCTCGTCGTCCTGCTCCTGATCGCCGGGGCGGTCTACCTGTTCGCCGGCGACCGGATCGCCCACCTGGTCGCGTCGTTCGCCGAGAAGGCCCCGACCATCGAGCGGAAGCACCTGGCCGGGGCGGCGCTCCTGGCCGCGGCCGCCGTGATGTGGGCCCGGTCGGGGCCGACGGCCCCCACGCCCGCGCCGCCCGCCCCCGACGCCGCGATCGACCTCCGCGGGATGTTCGTCGGCCCCGACGCGGCCGCCGACGCCGCGGCGGTCTCGGCCCACTTCTCCGAACTGGCCGACGAGCTGGAATGGGACGGCATGTCGGCCGAGCCGCTGGTGAAAAGCGGCGTGGCCTGGGACGAGCTGCGGACCCGGGCGAAGGCCATGCGGTGGAAGGGTGTCTCGCTGGGTGACAAATACCCCCGGGCCCGCGAGGCGATCCGCGAGTACCTCGACCGCACGGCCGGCACGAGCGGGGCCCCGATGTCGCCCGCCCAGCGGTCCGCCTGGATCGCCGCCTACCGCGAGATCGCGAGGGCCGCCGATGTCTCGCGCTAAGTTTCGCCACCTGCGCCTGCTGGCGTTCGTCCTGCTCCTGGGCGTGGCCGCCGCCTTCCTGATCGGCGGCCTCCGCGGCCGCCCGGCCGGCGGCCTGTTCGGCCTCGAGGCCGACGGCGACTTCGGCTATCACCCGGATCCCGACGGCGTGGCCGCGTTCCTCCGCGAGCTGCCGGAGCCGATGTTCCGCCAGGCCGGGGCCGAGACGATCCGCGAGGCGAAGGGGGTCGACACCTTCCTGTACCGCGCCGCCTACAAGGCCCACGCGGCGCTCTACGGCCGGCCGTGGGTGGTCGAGCGGCAGGGGATCGGCGACTGCGTTTCCTGGGGATGGGCCCACGGGGTGTGGGTCGCCCAGTGTGTGGACTGGGAGACGGGCCGGCTGGCGAACCCGCCGCCGTTCCCCTCGACCGAAGCGATCTATGGCGGGAGCCGCGTCGAGGCGCGGGGCCGGCCGGGGGACGGGCGCTCCGCTGTCGGCGGCTGGAGCGACGGCAGCTACGGCGCGGCCGCGGCCCGGTGGGTGAAGGACTGGGGGATCGTCTACCGCGAGGAAGTCGGCGGCCACGATCTCCGCGTCTACTCCGCCGACCGGGCGAAGAAGTGGGGAGCCTACGGGTGCGGCGGCCAGGGCGACGGCGGCAAGCTCGACGCGATCGCGAAGCGGCACCCGGCCCAGCACGTCGCGATGGTCAAGACGTTCGCGGAGGCGGCCGCCGCGATCGAGGCCGGGTTCCCGATCCCGGTCTGTTCGCTGGTCGGCTTCGAGTCTGTTCGGGACCAGCAGGCCTACGCGCGGGCCTCTGGCCAGTGGGCCCACTGCATGGTTTTCGTAGCGGTCCGCTACGCCAAGAACGGGTCGCCCGAAGACGCGCTCCTGTGCCTGAACAGCTGGGGGCCGCGATGGATCTCCGGCCCGAAGTGGCCGGCCGACATGCCGGAGGGCAGCTTCTGGGTCCGCCGGTCCACCGTGGACCGGATGCTGGGAAGCCAGCCCGACTCCTTCGCGGTCGGCTCCGTCGCCGGCTTCGGCTGGCGTGATCTCTCGAACGACGTCCTCGCTCCGCCCCCGCCCGACGAAGGCCCGGTGATGATCCCCGGCCTCGATCTCGCACTCTGAGGAAAACCATGAAGCTGGACCGAAACACGCTCCTGGTCCTGGTGGTCGTTTTCGCGGCCGGCTGGTGGACCAGCTCGAGGCCCGCCCCCGGCCCCGGCCCCCAGGATCGGCCCGTCGTCCGCTGGATCGCGAAGGCCGCGAAGAACCTCCTGTGGGTCGCGGTGTTCGTCGAGCCGGCCCCGCCGGAGCCGCCGGCCGCGGTGGTGCGGTCGAGGGTCGATCGGGACGGATTCCAGATCCTCGAAAACGGGAACACCCTATGAACCTCTGGCGCTGGCTGATCTCGCTCCTGGTCTGGCTGTCGGCGGAGCCCCAGGCCCTGGACCTCGAGCACGCGAAGGCGGCGGCCGCGGTGTCGGCCGCCCGCGCGTCGATGGTCACGGCCGCGCCTGCGCCCCCGGCCCCAGCCCCGACCGACTGCGACTGCGGCCAGACCTGCGTCAACGGAGTGTGGAAGCCCGACGGCCGCGTCGAACAGGTCTGCCGCTGCAACTGCGAACGATGCAAGCGGCAGCGGCAACAGGGCAGGGTGCCGGAGTCGTGCCCGGACGGAAAATGTCGCCCCTGATTTGCTTCAAGGGTTCGGGCGGTCGTCTTTATCGTGCGAGAGGTTTCGGACAACTACCAACGCTCACAGGAGGGCATGATGCCCAGCCCCAAGCTCGCCCGGCTTCAGGATGAAGCATCCACCCTCTCGAAGACCATCGTCGACCTTCGGTCGATGGAGCCCAAGGACGACGCCGACTCCGCGTCGATCCAGGAGCGGCTGAACGCCGCCGAGGCCCGCGCCGCCCAGGTCGAGGTCGAGGCCGCCCGCGAGAACGCGATCGACGCCCGCCTCGAAGGGCTGCGGAAGGTGACGGCGGCCACGCCCGCCTCCGCCCCCGCCGGCGAGGTCGAGAAGGCAACCCGGAAGGCTCCGGCCATCCACATCGCCAAGCGCGGCCCGGTGGCGGCCGCCGACCTGGTGGCCGGTGGCTCGTTCCTCCGGGCGATCGGCATGGGTGCGAAGGCGATCGACCTCCGCAACATGGGCGAGACCTCGCCCACCTATGACGGGGCCGGCGTCGAGCTGGTCTCCCCCGAGCTGTACCGCGGGTTCCTCGAGACGCTCGCCTACCAGTCGGTGGGTGTGCAGCTCGCGACCCTGTTCGAGACGACCTCGAACGAGTTCCAGGTTCCCAAGATCGGCGACATCGAGGCCGACTGGGTCGAGGAGCTGACCGAGGTCGACGACGAGGCCCTCCCGACCAGCCGCGAGGACATCAAGCTGAACGAGGTCGGCCGCCTGGTCACGATCTCGCGGCGGCTGCTCGACGACGCGGCCGGCGTGGCCAACCTCGCGACCGTGTTTAATCGCCAGATCTCGATCGCGGTCGCGACGAAGATCGACAACGTCTGGCTCAACGGCGACAACGCCAAGGAAATCGACGGCCTGGTCGACCTGGTCGACGAGGACAACGAGGTCGAGGCCGGCACCGATTTCGACGGTGGCGACCTGGCCGAGCTGGTCGGCAAGATCGACACCCGGGCCTCGAACACGGCCTGGGTCGTGTCGGGTGCCGGCTGGACCCACATGCTGAAGTCGAGCGTGATCAGCCAGTCGACCCTGGTCGGCGATCGCGTCCTTCCGACGGTGATGGGTGCCCCGGTCTACCGGGTGCTCGGCCTGCCCGCCGGGACGCTGGCCCTCTACGGCGACTTCGCCATGGCGACCGCGGTGGTCCTGAAGCAAAACGGCCTCGAGGTCGCGGCTTCGGAACACGCGGCGTTCAAGTCGAACGGCATCGTCTACCGCGGCCTCCAGCGGTTCGGCCTGGCAAACCACGACCCGCAGTTCGTGGCCAAGCTGGTCGCCGCCGGCAGCAGCTGAACGTAACACTCGCGCGATGCCCGGCGGGTGGCAGGGATGCTGCCCGCCGGGCCGTGGCGTTTCAGGAGGATCTCGTGGCCGCGCTCACCCCGATCCGCCTCCTGAAGACCTATCGTTCGGTTCCGCCGGGGCGGGTGATCCACGCGACCCCGGCCCTGGCTCGACGCCTGGTCGCCGCCGGCCTGGCAACCACGGACGTCGATGGGAATCCGGACAAGCCGCGGGCCGCGGTCGAGCGGGCCGTGTGCGGTGCGGCCGCTGAGTACCGGGGAGTGATCCAGTGACGCTGACGGCGAAGATCCTGCTCCAGATCCTGGCCACGGAGTCCAGCTCGTCGGACCTGTCGTCGACGACGCGGGTCACGAACGTCTCGCGGACGGTCAACTTCGCCAACGGCACCGGGGCGAACCAGGCCGAGATCGTGTGGAGCGACTCGCGGACGATCGCCGCGAACGGCGAAGATATTCTCGATCTGACGGCGCTCGCGGACGACCGCGGCAGCGTAGACCTGACCGCAGTAAAGGCGATCTACGTCCGGAACACCGGGACGGTCGGGATTTACTGGCAAGCGCTCGCGCCTCCCGATCATTGGGGTTCGGGGCCCCTTCAAGCGGAAGAGGAGTTCGGAATCAAGGTTCCTGCGGGGGGCGTGATGCTAATCACCAACCCGAGTGCGCTGGGCTGGATGGTCGAAAGCGGCGACGAGCAGATCCTGTTCGGCAACGATTCCTCGACCACCGCCGCCACCTACGACATCATCCTGATCGGCGAGGGAGCGATCGGATCATGAGCGCCCGCCCCGACACCCTGAAGGTCCTGACGCCGCCGGAGTCCGAGCCGGTGACGCTCGAGGAGGCGAAGGCCCAGATCGGGCTGATGACCGACCAGGACGAACACGACACGCTCCTGGCTGGCCAGATCGCCACCGCCCGCCGGCTGATCGAGGCCCGGCTGGGGATCGCGATCCTGGCCACCGAATACCGGGCCACCTGGAAGACGGCCCCGGCGGTCCTTCGGCTCCCGGCTCCGCCGCTGCTGACGGGCAGCGCCTACGGCCTGGTCGTGACCGCCGACGACGTCGAGCTGGACGAGGGCGACGACTACGAGGTCGAGCCCGACGCCGTCCCGGCCACGATCGAGCTATCGAAGGGAACCGGGAAGCGGGTGGTCGTCACCTACTGGGCCGGGGTCGATCCGGGCGATCCGATCGACCCGCTCCTCCGCTCCGCGATCCTGGCCTACGTCGACCACCAGTTCAACAATCGGGGCGTGATCGCGACCGATGGGTCCACGGAACTGCCCCAGGCATTCGACACCCTCCTGGCCGCGAGCAGCTGGAACGGGGGCTGGTGATGGCCGTCCCCTCCGGCATCCTGACCGAGGTGTTCGAGATCCAGGAACCCGTCTCGACGCGGAACGCCGCGGGCGAGAGCGTGACCACCTGGGAGGCCGTCCGCCAGGTCTATGGCTCCTACGAGGCCGTGAGTTATTCGGAGCAGGCCCGCCGCGGCCAGATCGGCGGCAACCTCCAGGCGACCGTCCGGATCCGCTACGTCTCCGGGGTGACCGGCGTGATGCGGCTCCGGTGGGTTTCCCGGGACGACCGGATCCTGATGATCGCCGGCGTCGTCGAGCGAGGCCGCCGCGAGGAGCTCGAGCTGGTCGTCGAGGAGCAGGCGACGTGATCACGTTGAACTGGCAGGGAATGCAGGGAGAGATCGGATCCCTGATGGGCCGATTCGATGCTCTGCCCCGGCACATCGCGAAGAAACACCTGAAGGCCGTCATGAAGCGGGTTCTCCGCCCGCAGGTCCCGCTCCTGAAACGGCTGACGCCGAAAGGCGGCACGAAAACGATCCAGTCGACGATCGTCCGCGGGCAGAGGAAAGACAACTTCAAGCGGCGGGGCGGCTCATTGCGCCGGGCCGCGACCGTCAAATCGAAATACATCGGCCGCAACCGGGACGGGGTCGTGTACGGGGTGGTCGGATTCAAGGCCGGCTTCGAGAGCCGGAAGGCCATTTGGATCGACCAGGGAACGAAGTTCATCCGGCCCCGAGAGATCATGGAACAGTTCCGGCAGGCGTCGAAAGGCCCGGCCCAGTCGCTGCTGGTCTCGGAAATGAAGAAGGCCCTGGAAGCCGCCGCGCGTGAACTGGCCAGCGGCAAAAACTCCAACCCGAACTACCGGAGGCGGTGATGGGTTCCCCCCACGTCTGGCTGAAAGCCGCGATCGAGGACGCCACCGGCAGCGGCAGCGGTTACGAGGTCACGGCCTGGCCGGTGGAGATGACCGGGGCCGGCGACCCCCCCTACGTCATCTACAACCGCACGGCCACGATCCGGGAGCAGCTGCTGCCCGATGCCCTCGACGACCTCCCGGAGTTCGACGAGGTTCCGCCGGTGGCCACGTTCAACGTGGCGGTTTTCGCCGACTCCTACGTCCAGGCCTGGGAGATCGCCGACGCGATCACGGCCGCGATCCACAGGTTCAAGGGTTCGGCCGACGGGGAGACAATCGAAAAATGCCTCGTGGTGGACGTCGCCGACGGCGACTCCGGATTCCTCGAGGGCCGCGAGCAACCGACCTTTACCGTCGAGCTGACCGTCGAAATCACCTACCAGGAGTAACCCATGCCAGGGGATACCTTCGTCACGTCTCACGGGACGACCTTCGAGTTCGACGGCGAGACCTACAAGTGCATGGACATCTCCTATGAGACGTCCGCCCCCAGCCGCGAGCGGCTCGACATGACGACGCTCGACGTCGCGCACGGCGAGGACGCCGTGATGGTGCTGGCCCCGATCGTGCCCAAGCGCGACCCGCGGAAGTTCACGATCGCCTACCGCTCCGTGGACAACACGGTGTCGATCGACGAGGGGACCGTGGGCGAACTGGACACGGCCGACGGCAGCGGCACCTATCGGGTTACCGCGGCCGGCCTGTCCCGCAAGACGAACGCTTATGTCGAAGGTTCGGCCACGTTCGAGGAAGTGATCGACGGCGAGGAACAGGCCGGGTCCTGATCGGAGGGACCGATGCCCGGCTTCTACTCTTCACAGGGGACGTCCGTCCTATTCAACGGAATCCCGATCGGCTTCCTGACCGGCTTCGACACTGAGTCGAAAGCCGGCGAGACCCACGAGGTCACCCACGTCGATAGTCCGGTCTTCGGGGCCGGCGCGAATGCCCGGGTCCTGAAGCAGTACGACGTGACCAGCATCGAGCCGCCGACGCTCACGTTCACCTTCTGGGGGCCGCCATCCTTCGAGGCGACCGACGCTGGACTCAAGGCCCAGATCGTGTTTGATAGCCCGGGAAACGTGATTTCGGGCGAGGCCATCCTGATGGCCTTCAACCACTCCGGCCGGTCGGGCCAGTGGTCGACCGGGACCGCCACGTTCCAACTCACCGGCGTTTTGGAGTAACGCATGCTCTCCTTCGATGAACTGCTGAATCTCGCGGCGCTGAAGGGCGGACCGCTCGAGCTCGAGGTGAAGTCGCTGGGCGGGCGGAAGGTGTTCGTCCGCAACCCGTCGAGCGGCGACGTGGATCAGTGGCGCATGTGGTGCAACAAGCACCAGAGCGGGGACGCGCCCCTGGCGGCCCGGCTCGTTCAGCTGATGCTCTGCGACGAGCGCGGCGAGCGGACGGTCCCCCAGACCGACGAGGCCCTCGAGGCCCTGGCCGCCAGCGAGCCGAAGGTGATCGACGAGATCGCCCGATTCTGCGTCCCGCTCATGCAAGACCCGACGGAAGAACAGGTCGAAGAGGAAAAAAAAGACTGAGGGCGGACCCGTGGGAGCTGTTCACCTACCGGCTCGCCCTCGAGATGAACGAATGGGACGTGGAGGACTTCAAGCGGCGGATCACCCGCCGGCAGCT